AAGACTTCCGGGCATTATGCCCACAATCAAACAAGCGGTGATCACCATGGATTTGAACGCACGCGACAAGCTCATTATCGCTTGGCAGGAAGCCGACAAGGCCCTTGCCGCTGCGAAAGAACGCGAAATGGAGCTTCGCACCACGACCTTTGAATATTTGTTTCCCAATGCCGAAGTCGGTACGAACACGTACGAACTTGGCAAGGGGTATGAAGTCAAGGGCGTACGCAAGCTGAACTACAACCTTGCCAATGGGCAGGGCGAAACCGAGGCGGCGCTTGACGCAATCGCGAAGCTCGGTAACGAAGGGCAGTTCATCGCGGAACGGTTGGTGGGCTGGACCCCCAAGCTATCCCTTACCGAGTACAAGAAACTTGAACCGGACGCCAATCCGACGCACAAGCGTATCAAGGAAATCATTGACGGCGTGTTGACCATTACGGACGGCGCGCCTACGCTTGAGGTGAAGGAACCAAAGGCGAAGTAATTCAACCGTGAGGCTCCACAGGAAGCACGGTTGTTAGGGGACGCGGCGCGGTGGTCTAGCTAGCACTAACCGCGTTCCCGCTCTAATCAACAGGAACACCATGGCATACCAAGCCCCGATACAACTGCAAATTCAGAACACCAACGATTATGCCACGGACAATGGTATCAAGGTTATGGTGTACGGCTTGGCCGGTACGGGTAAGACGCGGTTGTGCGCAACCGCTCCCCGGCCCATTATCCTCAGCGCTGAACAGGGCTTGTTGTCCTTGAAAGGCGCGGGTGTTCCATACATCAAGATTAGCAGCCTTGCCGAATTGCAGGCGGCTAGGTTGCAGATATACAACGATAAGCGTTTCTGGACTGTCTGCCTTGACAGCGCCAGCGAAATTGCCGAAGTCTGCTTGCGCGATGCTATGGCCCGTAACAAGGACCCTCGCAAGGCTTACGGTGACATGGCCCAAGAGGTGTTGAACGAAGTCCGCATGTTCCGCGATTTCCCACAACGGCACGTTGTCTTTATAATGAAGCAAGGCCGCATGAAGGATGAGCAAACAGGCGGCATTCTGAACGGGCCACTTATGCCCGGTAATCAGCTTGACCAACACATGCCCTATATGTTTGATGAGTGTTTCCAGCTTGTCACGATGGGCGGTAACAGCGGCTTACGTACCCGCCGCGACAACTTGAACGAAGCAAAGGACCGCTCGGGCAAGCTGGACGAATGGGAACGGCCTGACTTGTCGTATATCTTTAGTAAGATTGCGGCGTAACCAAGAGGAACTATAATGGACCAAGGTATCATTCTACCGTTTTCTTCGGTAGGAATTGACGACGCTGCATTTGGCATGCCGACTTTCACGGATGGATGGAAGGGCCTGATTATCACGGGCTCAAGCCAGAAGCCCTTGAAGGATAGCAAGGGCGGTCGGCTGTTGCTGCATGTCAAATGCCAGTACGACCCGACCAACGCCGACACGGGCAAGGAACACCTGATTTCCCTGAACTTGTGGCACAACGACCAGAACACCAAGGATCGTGCCGCCGCCGAACTGGCATCGATCATCCGTGCCGTGTTCGCTGGCGACCGCCAGATTAACAGCACGGCGGAACTGTATAACCAGCCCTTCCTTGCCAAGGCGGTTACGCAGACCCCGGCCCCGACGCAGGATTACCCCAACCCGACACCACAGACCAACTGGCGCGGCTATGCCACCAAGGATGGGCGTGGCGTCGGTAACGTTGAAGGTCCGAACGGCAAGCTTGCTGGGGGTGCTGGCGGCGGCGGCGCTGGTGCGGGCGGTCCTCCAAACTTCAACAACAACCCGAGCCAAGCCCAGCAGCCCAACCCGGCCCCGGCGAACACCGGCTGGGGCAACAACTCGCAGCCGCAGAACCAGCAGCCGCAGCAGCCCAACCCGGCCCCGGCGAACACCGGCTGGGGCAACAACGCCCCGCAGCCTGACCCCAACGCCAACAATGGTGGTGGCTGGGGTGGTGCGCCTCAGCAGCCGCAGCAACCGCAGCAACCGCAGCAGCCGAATAACGGCCAGCCCAACGCACCATGGGGCCAGCCCAACAGTCAGCCGGGCGGCGGTTGGGGCTAACCAATCCGGACAGGGTTAGTGCTGCTAGCCCTGTTTACCGGCACCTAAAGGCGGGGTTAGTCCCCGCCTTCTTTTTCTCTACTGTGAAAGCCCGTTATGTCCCGGCTATTATTTCCGCACGAACGCGAAGCTATCGCACAACAGATCAAGGACGCGATCAACGCGTATTGCCTAAAGACTTACGATGATGGGCACCGTTCGCACCTTGGCGCTAGTATGATAGGTGACGTTTGCTTGCGACGGCTTTGGTACGGTTTCCGTTGGGTCCAGTCATCTAAGTTTGACGGACGCATGCAACGGTTATTCAACAGGGGGCACAAGGAAGAAACCCGTTGGATTGAATGGCTACGCGGCATTGGCTTTACGATCTGGTACGAAACCGAGGATGGCAAACAATTCCGCATTGGTGGTGTTGAAGGTCACTACGGCGGTTCGCTGGATAGTGTGGGCAGGGCTCCCGAGTGGTTGAGCCTGCTTGCCCAGATCGGTCCTTTTCTTGTCGAGTACAAGACGTATAACGACAAGCAGTTTAAGAAGCTTACCACTGACAAGGTAATCAAAACCAAGCCCCGGCATTGGGTGCAAATGTGTGTCTATGGCAGCAAGAACGGATTTAAGTACGCGGTCTATTGCGCTATCAACAAGAACGATGATGACATACATATTGAGATTGTGGAGCTTGACGAAGCCGTTGCGCGGGATGCTGAACGGAAAGCCGAAAGCGTAATCACCAGCCAGATACCCCCAACCCGTTTTTCAGAATTGCCTTCTCATGTCGAATGTAGCGGTTACAAGGGTAAGGACGTGCTTGCCGACGATGGTCTATACAAGTGCGATTTTTATTCCATATGCCACAAAGGCGCACCTTACGAAAAGAATTGCCGAAGCTGTTCACATGCTAGCCCTATCAAAAATGGGGAATGGTGGTGCGGTCTGTACAGCCAAACCAACGGGCCTTTGCCAAAAGAGGTAATCAAAGTCGGTTGCCCACAATGGGTTGCAGTAGGTCGCGCAAATGGCCGATAGGGATTACCAACAGTACGCAGTAAGTCGTACGTTCGACTACCTACGGCAAACCACCCGTAATGGGGTTATTGCCGCGCCGGGTGGCGTTGGCAAGTCGCATATAATTGCAGACATAACCAAGACGGCTTTGCAGTATCGGCCCGATGCTCGCATACAAATGTTGGTTCACGTCAAAGAGCTAGTTAGCCAGAACCTTAGCAAGCTGCAAGAGGCATGGCCACAAGCGCCGGTCGGTGTGTATTCGGCTGGGCTCGGGGCCAAGCAAATGAATATGCCGATTACGTACGGCGGTATTCAGTCAATGCACAAGGTTGCCGCCCAATTCGGGCACGTTGATCTAGCTTTGATTGACGAATGCCACCTGCTTAATCCCAACTCGGATACGATGTATTACGAGTATTTCGAGACGCTTAAGAAGGTCAACCCTTACTTACGCGTTATCGGCTTGAGCGCTACACCATGGCGAACGGGGCAAGGCAGGATAACGGACGGCGGTGTATTCAGCGACGTTATCGTTGACATGACCGGCGTACAACCATTCAACTGGTTTATTGACCAAGGCTACTTGGTCAAGCTGTTGCCCCGGCCAACGCAAACACACCTAGACACTTCCGGCGTTGGTGTATCCAACGGGGAGTATAAGCCCGGTGAACTGCAAAAGGCGGTTGACCAGCAAGACATTACGTATAAGGCGCTGCAAGAGGTTTTGCACTACGGGCGCGACCGCTGGGCTTGGATGGTTTTTGCCGCTGGTGTGGATCATGCAAATCATATCTGTGACATGCTCAATCAAATGGGCATTCCTACCACGGTTGTTACGCGCGAGGTTGAGGGCAAGGAACGCGACCGGCGCATTGAGGCTTACAAGCGCGGTGAATATCGGTGCATTGTCGGTAACAACATTCTCACCACGGGCTTTGACCATCCGGCCATTGATCTAATCGCCATGATGCGCCCAACCATGTCGTCAAGCCTATGGGTCCAGATGCTAAGCCGGGGCACTCGCCCATTGTGGGCACCGGGTAATTACGATCTGGAAACCCGAGACGGTCGGTTGCACTCGATTGCCAATAGTCGCAAACAAAATTGCCTCGTGCTGGACTTTGCCCACAACACCGCGCAACTCGGGCCGATCAATGACCCGGTGATACCCAAGGCTAAAGGTATGGGCGGTGGTGACGCCCCGGTCAAGATATGCGAGACAGGCAGGCTTAAAGAGGGGTACGTTGGGTGTGGTTGCTACAACCATACGATGAACCGGGTATGTGATCAATGCGGGGCAGAGTTTGATTTTACCATCAACATTTCTGTCAACGCCAGCGTACAAGCCCTAATAGCGCAGGGTGTAGAGGAATTTGAATGGTTCGATGTTCAGAACGTTTACTACTCCGAACAGGTCGGACCTTCCGGCGTCCCTTACCTACGGGTTGACTATTGGGTAAGCCGCAAGAAAAAGTTTATGGACTTCGTGCATTTACAACAGAAGGGGTATATTCTGCATCAGGCTAAGCAATGGTGGCTTACCCGTTCAGCTAAACCCGAATGGGGTGTACCGCCCACTGTGAAAGAAGCGCTTAAGCATACAGGCGTGTTACTTAAGCAGCCGAAGAAAATACGCGTATGGGTCAATAAACAGGATGGCCCACCCGAAATCGTTAATTACGAGTACGAGTGAAAGGAAACCAACGATTATGGCACCACGTAAAGGCCGCGCGCCTGCCAAGAATGAAACCGCAGCCGGGCTTATCAATGCCCTTAAATTCGTTGGGGTAATCAAGCCCCCAACTACAACGTCAATGCCCCAACACCATCACGTATGGCTCAATCTTGGGCAGGCCATCGCGTTTGATGGGGTGGTAGCGGCTGGCCATCCCATTGAGGATGGTATTGCCGGGTATCCTCACGCCAAGCTCTTGCTTGAGGCACTGGACAACACCGACAAGAATTTCGTCCTTACCGTTCGGGAGAATGGCGCGTTTGAAATTCAGTCGGGCAAGTATCAGGCGCTTGTCCCGGCGCTGCCCTATGATCAGGTCATCCCAACCCAACCCGACATGAACCAAGCTGCCTTTACCGATGGTGACGCGTTCGTCAAGGCGATGGAAGCGGCTGGCAAAATCGTTACCGAAAGTGGCGATGTTGTCTTGTATTCCGCCGTCCGTCTCACGGATAGCGGGAGCGTCATGGCAACCGATGGGGGAACGATCATCGAAGCCTACCACGGAAACCAGACCCCGCCCGGCATTATTCTCCCCAAGCAGTTCGTTACTGCCATGGTGAAGGCTGGCAAGGCCCCCGTGGGCATGGGGCTCAAGCATGATTGGTCAACCTTTACTGTCTGGTACGCCGATGGTTCTTGGCTACGTACGGCAGTGTACCCCGCCGACACTTGGCCGAACGAAGTTACCAACGGTTTTGCCGACTTGATCAGCAACCACGGCGAACCGATGGAAATTCCGCCGAAACTTTGGACCACGATCAATACGCTACTGCCCTTCACCGACGACGAAAAGCGCATTATCATCCGGCCCGGCCTTGTGCGTACCCATGCCGACCCCCGCGTTGGGGCTAAGCTGGACGTGGCTGAAATCCCGGTCAATATCGACATTGACGGCAAACGCGTCCTGTTGTTTGAAACCATCGCAACCCGGTACGCCATCGGTTCTTACCATGGTGGATCGACCATGGTTTTCTACGGCGACAAGGTGCGCGGTGTGATCGCTGGCAAGGCCCCGCAGGCTGACCCCGAGCCCACACAGCAGCCGCAGGCCGGGGGCTGGGGCAATGAGCCTCAGACCACCGTACAGGCCGACGCCGGGGGCGGCTGGGCAATGACAGCGCCCGCGCAACCCCAGCAAGCCGCCTCTTGGGGCGACAAGGTTGGTATCCCCGCCCATGGGCTCGCCAACGATCCCGAGTATGAAAGCGAAAGGCAGGGTATTCCTATTGAGGAAGTCCCCGGCCCGGTTGAGGAAGCGGTTATTTTCACCGATACCGACCTTGGTATTTCGCTGTCTTGGGGCGAGACTATCCAACAAGGTTTTAGTGCCGGGGGCTGGCTTGACACGCTCCCCAAGGATCAAGGCGAGTAAACGGGTATGGGGCTTTTCGACGGGCTGGAACTGGCAAGCAAAAAGGCGGCGCATATCCATGCGCTGCCCCCAATTCCTGAAACAGGTTGGAAAGCCCCAACCGAATTTCCTAACCTATCCGCAGCCGTTGCCATAGGTTTTGACTGTGAGACTAAAGACCCGGAACTTATGCAAGCCGGTCCCGGCTGGGCTCGGCACAAGGGCCATATGGTCGGCTATTCGCTTTCCGCTATCGACCGCCTCGGTAACTTGGGTAAGTGGTACTTTCCCATGCGGCATGAGGTTGAAGGCGGCGACAACCTAGACGCCAAGCAGTGCCTAGCTTACGCGCAGCATGTTCTTAACACGCCCGGCATTGCCAAGGTTGGTGCAAACGTTCTTTACGATATCGGGTGGTTTGCGGAAGAAGGCGTAACGGTCAAAGGGCCATTTCATGACATACAGTTTGCACAGGCAATCCTAGACAACAACTCAATGAGCGTAAGCCTTGAAACGCTGGCGCAACAATACCTTGGTATCGGTAAGCAAACCGATGGGCTAAAGGAATGGATCGAAGCCGCGTACAAGCCCAAGAAATCACAATGGCGCGGGGATATATACCGAGCGCCGCCGCGACTTGTGGGTTACTACGGTGAAGCTGACGCGGCATTGCCCATACAGATCATTCAGAAACAATGGCCGATCATCCAAGCCGAAAAGCTTGGGGAGATATACGACCTAGAACACGGCATTATACCGCTGCTTATCGCCATGCGACAGGCAGGGACGTACACCAACGTTGCCGCAGCGGAAGCATTCGACCGCGAGCTAGATAGCGACATTGGCCAGCTATACGCCAAGATTGAACACGAGTACGGCTATAGGCTGGTAAACACAAAAGGCGATGAAAGCAGCGATAGCCGCCAGATTGGCAAGTTGTTAGATCACCTCGGGGTAAGCTATCCGCGTACCAAGGCTGGCAACGCGTCGATAACTAAAGAATGGCTAGAGGTGCTAGAACATCCGGTGGCTGACGATCTGCTAGCCGTTCGCGAACACGAGAAAATACAATCGACGTTTGTTCGATCCTATATTCTTAACAAGAATGTCAACGGATACCTATACCCGCTTTTCCACCCGCTAAAGGGTGAAACTAACGGGACGTTCTTGGGCCGGTTCGCTTCGTCCGACCCTAACTTGCAAAATATCCCAAGCCGCACCGACCTTGGCAAACGAGTGCGTAAGCTGTTCACACCGGACCCCGGCCACTTCGGTTGGGAAAAGAAAGACTATAGCCAAATTCATTACCGCATCTTGGCGCACTTCGCGGTTGATGACCCGAATGGTCCCCAAGGCGGCGCGGAAGCCTTACGGCAGTCCTATATCAATGATCCTGACATGGACTACCACCGTAAAGTCTATATGGAAGTTGCACCGCTTATGCAGTGGTCAACAACCGACGAAAGCGTAATTGAGGTGAAGCGCCGCCCGATCAAGAACGTGAACTTTTCCCTGCTCTACGGTGTGGGCAAAGAAACGATGGTTTACAAGTACCTTAAGGGTATGAGCAAGGCCGAAATAGATGCGTTCTTTGAGGCGTACTATAAAGGTGCGCCATACGTGAAGCCCACAATGAGGCAGATCGCGACTGAGGCGGAACAGTACGGGTACATCACGACTTTGCGGGGTCGGCGTATCCGGTTCAACCTTTGGGAACCTCGCGGGTACAGCAAGGACCGGAACGCCCCGGCTTTGCCCTATGATAAGGCGTTGCAACATTACGGGTCATTCATCCAACTCGCGTACTTGTACCGCGCTGTGAACTACAAGTTTCAGGGAAGCGAACCGGACATTATGAAGGCGGGAATGCTGGCTTGCTGGAATAGCGGCGTATTTGATTATACCGGGGTGCCTCGCATCACGGTACACGACGAACTAGGCTTCTCGAAACGAGACGATAGCCCCCAGATGCGGGAAGCTATGGCGTTCATAAATCATACCATGGAAACCACAACCCGTATGCGT